TGTTGCTTTAGCTTTTGCTCTTACAGAAGAAGCTGTAGAAGATAATCTTTACGATAGACTTGGTTCAAGGTATACAAAAGCCTTGGCTAGATCTATGGCTAACACTAAGCAGATTAAAGCTGCTTCCGTGTTAAACAATGCGTTCGACAGCAATGTTACTGGTGGCGACGGTCAGCCTCTTGTTTCTACTGCTCACCCTTTAGGTGGCGGCGGAACTGCAAGCAACAGACCTTCAACATATACAGACCTTAACGAAACTTCATTAGAAGATGCGTTGATTTCTGTTTCAACTTTAACCGATGACAGACAATTACAAATTGCTCTAAAAGGTATGAAGTTGATTGTTCCACCTCAATTGCAATTTGTCGCTGATAGATTGATCAACACTCCTGGCAGAGTTGGTACATCTGATAACGACATCAACGCTATTAGGAATATGGGTATGTGTCCTGATGGATATGTGGTTAACCACTATCTAACAGACAATGATGCTTGGTTCTTAAAAACAGATTGTCCAGATGGCTTTAAACACTTCCAAAGAAGTCCTATGTCAACAGCCCTAGAGGGTGATTTCGATACTGGTAACATGCGTTACAAAGCTAGAGAAAGATACTCTTTCGGTTACTCCAATTGGAGAGCTGTTTTCGCTTCTCAAGGTGCTTAATTCTTAGCAATTGATAAAAGGGGTGCATTTGCGCCCCTTTTTTTATATAAAAAGTTACAAAAAGCTACCTATAATTAGATTCTTGATGTAGAATCTGAGTAAACCGAGGTATATTTATGAATACTGGTTTACATATGAGTATCAGCCTAGCTAACTCACCCTGCAATGGACGTTGCTCAACGTCAATGGCTCCCTTTGACGAAAGATGTCAAGGTTGCGGCCGAGATATAGAAGAAATAAGAGACTGGGAAACCTATCCAGACTTTAGCAAAAAACTAATTAATGTAAAAAACTGGCTAGATGGTTATAATATTAGACAGAAAAAAGAATCTACAATGACAGCAAAAGATATTCAAAAAATAAAAGATATAGATGGCAGAATGACAACTGTTATAGCTCTAGTTGAGATGATTGGTAAAGATATGATAGATGAATTTGGCAAAGATCCAGCAATTAAAGAGTCTTATCAAGCCTTATTTAAATGTAGAGAAGAAATTTTAAAATCTAAAGAAAACTTCCCTCAAGACCTCTAAAGTAGTATAGTTATCTAAACCGAGGTAACTCGTTGCCCCAACTGACTCGGCAGACTTACTCCAAGATGGCGCAACATATTTAGTTAGGAGAAAATAATGGCTAAATCAACTTTTTCAGGTCCAGTCAAATCTTTGGCAGGATTTATTTCAGCAGGGGTTAATAACTCTGTTTCTTTAACCGCAGATACTACTTTAACAGTAGATGCACATGCAGGAAAAATCTTGTTGTGTAATGATGCAGACGGTAAGTTTACTTTACCTTCAATTGTTACAACTACACCAAGCGATCCTACAGATCCTAATCAGACAAACAATATTGGTGCTACTTTCAATTTCTATATTGAAACAGCAGCTACTGATCTTGACATCAAAACTGATGGAACTGACAAATTCAAAGGCGCAATCCTTATCGCTGTAGATGATGGTGCTAAGAAAGCTTTTGTTCCAGGCGCATCTAATGATGTCATTACTATGAATGGTTCAACCAAAGGTGGAATCGTTGGAAGTATTGTTAGCTTTACAGCTATTGATACTGCAACATATCTTGTTCATAGTTCTTTGTTAATTGGTTCAGGAACTATAGTTACACCATACGCTGACGCGTAATTTAGGAGCTAACTATGTCAGGTAGAATTGTAGGCTCAGATGTAAAAACAGCTACTAGCACTAGCTCCGCTACTGGCGGAGCTGTTTTGCAAGCAGGCAGATCTAGATTAAGAGGTTATGTTATCGCAGGAGGATCTTCTGACGGTACTGTAACTTTTAGAGACGGTTCTGTTACTGGCACTACTCTTCTTATTGCTCCTTGTAATGCAAATGATACTGAAACTATGAATATTCCAGATTCTGGAGTTTTATTTTCAGATGGTATTCATGTTGTATTGAGTAATATAGACAGAGTAACTGTTTTTCATTCTTAGTTTTTAATTTTGTAGTAGCACTTCTATAGTGCTACTATATTAAGTGTTATGGCAGAACGAAAAAAATCAAAACCTATACGCCGAACAACCAAAGGTAAAGGGGCTAACTACCGTCCTACTAAAAAAGGCGCTGGTATGACCAAAAAAGGTGTAGCAGCCTATCGTAAAGCTAATCCAGGATCTAAATTAAAAACAGCTGTAACAGGCAAAGTTAAAAAAGGTAGCAAAGCTGCTAAAAGACGCAAATCATATTGCGCTAGATCGCTTGGACAACTTAAACGTAGTTCAGCTAAAACAAGAAATAATCCTAATTCAAGAATACGTCAAGCAAGACGAAGGTGGAAATGCTAAATGGCTAGTGGAAAAAAAGATGCTTGCTATCATAAGGTAAAATCTAGATATAAAGTTTGGCCATCTGCTTATGCTTCTGGAGCTTTGGTTAAATGCCGTAAAGTTGGCGCTAAAAACTGGGGTAACAAAAGCAGACAAAAAAAATCAACTGGTGGCGAAGTAACATTTGTTAAAGCAAGAGGTTTTAACAACATGCTTCCAGGCAAAAGAACAAAAACCAAATTAAGTTAATGGCTAGCGATAGTTTAAAAAAATGGTTTGACAGAAATGATGGCAAAGGCTGGATTGACTGTAAAACAGGTAAACCTTGCGGTAGAAAAAAGGGTGAAAAACGTAAAAGTTATCCTGCTTGTAGACCAACAAAAGCTCAATGTACCGCAGCGGCTAAAAAGAAAACAAGCTCAAAAAGAATTAGTTGGAAAAACGGCAGGACAAAAAAAGCAAAAGGCGGTCCTATAAATATTTATATAGCAAGAGGTTGTGGTAAAGTAATGAGCAACCGAAGAAAAAAAACTAAAGAATATTAGGAGTAATAATGTTTAAAAAAACTAAAGGATATGCTACAGGCGGCCCAGTTAAGGGAACTAAGTATATGGCTAAAGGCGGCGCTGCAAAAGGGACTAAGTATATGTCCAAAGGTGGAGCAGCCAAAGGCACTAAATATATGGCGAAAGGTGGCGCAGCTAAAGGAACTAAATATATGTCAAAAGGCGGCAAAGTTTAATTTGCACCTTAGATGTCATATTTAATTTCTAACATACCTCAGTTTAAATGCTGGGTAAGAAAAGAATTTACTGCCAATCATAGCAACTATCATGGAGAGTATTTACATGCTCTTGTTATAGCTGTTAATACAATTCCAGACCGATCTTTATCATTTCAAGTTGTATTTACTGGATGCGAAATAGATAGTATGGAAGATGCGCCAAATGTTCATGGTGGCGCTATGTGGGCAAGAATGCCCATACAAGCTTTAGTTGCAGATATTCCTCTGCAAGAGTGGCCAAGCCCAATGGAAGATCATTTAGCTCAGCCTTGGGATTGCTTAAGTCATGAGCACTCTGTTGTAGTTATGGACAGGGTAAGTTCTTCTCCTTGGATATGCAAAATAGGAGGAGAATTTTATACAGGAAAGTATTTATTTACTGTAGACTATACAGATAATTCTATAGCAGATGACCCAGCTCAACATAAGCAGTCACATGTGCTATATTTAACAGATGCTGGTGAATATACTGGCAATTTTGTAGCTCTACCTAATAATAGAGTAAGAGCAACAAATCCTGCTTTATGGCGTGTAGGCGAGGGAGCACCAGATTTTATGCCCTCTCAATGGACGCATTCAGCAGAACAACATGAGAGCTATATGGATCCAAATGTAACATTTAACAATCTATACGCTCCAGAGGATTAGTTATGGCACTTTCAGGAAGTACAAATTTTGAACCAAACGTAGCTGAGTTCGTGGAGGAAGCATTTGAAAGGTGCGGCCTAGAGCTTAGAACTGGTTATGATTTAAAAACTGCTAGAAGATCTATTAATTTAATGCTTGCTGAATGGGCTAACAGAGGACTTAATCAATGGACAATAGAACAAGACACTCAAACTGTTACCAAAGGAACGGCTGAATACACCTTAAACTCTAATGTAATTGATATTCTAGATGTTGTTTTAAGACGTACAACAAACGGAGAGCAAACTGATATTTCTATAGAAAGATTAAGTAGAAGCTCTTATTTAAATATTCCTAACAAAACAACTCAAAGCATGCCTTCTCAATGGTTTTTAGACAAGCTGAATGCACCTGTTTTAAAGGTTTGGCCTACTCCAGAAAACTCAACGGACATTTTGGTTTTTAATAAAATGGTAAGAATGGATGATGCCGACGCTGGAACTAATACAATGGATATGCCTTTTAGGTTTTATCCTTGTTTCGCAGCAGGGCTTGCATATTATATTGCAATTAAAAGAGCGCCAGAAAAAGCTCAACTACTAAAACAATTATACGAAGAAGAATTTGATAGGGCCATGTCTACTGATGAGGATAAAGCTTCATTTAGAATTAGGCCTTTTAATAGTTTGAGGTAACATGTCTTACGCTTCAGGTAAATTTGCAGTAGGTTTATGCGACAGATGCGCGTTTGAATATCCTTTAAAAGACTTAAAAAAAGAATGGACTGGTTTTAAAGTTTGCAATGAATGCTTTGAACCAAAACACCCTCAATTAGAACCGCATACAGCTCCAGCTGATCCTCAAGCACTTTATGAGCCAAGACCAGATACAGATAAAGAAGTTGGTGAAGGTTATGTTGTTGTTGTTTATACCAATATTTATAAACCTCACTATATGAACTCTGATATTATAGGGTCAAATTTTTCAGTACCACAATCAACAGGAGATATTGGAACTATAACTGTTAGTACAGATGGCTCAGCAACACCAAGCCCAAGCCCTACGCCCAGTCCTTCAGTTACAACTTATACGGTTACAGTAGCGGATTATTTAGGTTCAAATTATTTTTACATTGATGGTTCTAGAGCTGCAACTTTATCTTTGACGGAAGGACAAACATATAAATTTGATCAATCAGATAGCACCAACTCCAATCATCCTTTAAGAATTTCTACTACTTCAAACGGAACTCATGCTGGTGGATCTGAATATACAACAGGAGTTACAACAAGCGGAACACCTGGGAGCTCAGGAGCATACACTCAGATAGAAGTTGCATCAGGAGCACCTACGCTTTATTATTACTGTAGCAATCACTCAGGTATGGGTGGCCAATTAAATACTTAATATGAGCAGTCCTTTAACATTATCAGAATTAAAAACTCTAATTCAAGATTTTTCAGAAAACTCTGAAACAACTTTTGTTAATACGTTAGACGATATTATCAAAAATGCAGAAGAAAGAATTTTTGAAATGGTACAGTTTGATTATTTTAGAAGAAACGTACAAGGATCTATGAGCGCTGGTTCTAGATTTTTAACAGCTCCAAATGATTTTGAATTATCTTTTTCTTTATCTGTTATTGATGCTAATGGAGACTATCATTATCTTGATAAAAAACATCCCAGCTTTATGCAAGAGTATGCGCCAGATCCAACAGACTCAGGATCAAGAGGATTGCCTTTATATTACGGAGACTTTGACAAAGATTTAAATACTGGAACCAAAGAATCAACTTTAATTATTGCGCCAGTCCCAGATCAAAATTATACAACTGAGCTACACTATTTATATAAACCTAACTCTTTAGTTACAGATACAACTGGAACTTGGATGTCAGAACATGCAAGAAATGGGTTATTATACGCATGTTTAGTTGAGGCTTATATTTTTATGAAAGGCGATGCCGATATGATGAAACTATACGAAGATAGATTTCAACAAGAAATGGCAAGATTAAAAAATAAAGCTGAGGCTAGAGGAAGGAGAGACGAATACAGATATGATTCGTTAAGAACGCAAATTACTTAGTTTTTAAAAAAGGAGAAGATATGAAACCAATCAAGAAACTTGAAGGCAAAACCGTAGCTATTGTCGGAATGGGTAGTAGTTGGTTTGATTATAATTTAGCAAAATCGCATGGAGCTCACTTTGATGAGGTTTGGGCTATTAATTCAGTAGCCTCTGTTATATTTCATGACAGGGTGTTTATGATGGACCCAGCTTCTAGATTTTTAGATACTGATGATGCAGGTGGTCAAACCAATAGTATGTCTAAGCTTCTTACAGAGCATGAAGGCCCAGTTTACACATGCGAAAAAGATGATCGTTGTCCTGGATTAGTAGAATACCCGATTGAAGAAGTGTTAAGTGCATGTGGCTGTCATTATTTAAACAATACAGTTTCTTACGCAGTAGCATTTGCTGTTTGGAATAAAGTTGCCAAAATAAAATTATTTGGAATTGATTTTAGTTACAAAGGCAATTTACATTTTGCTGAATCAGGTAGAGCATCTGTAGAATTTTGGTTAAGCAAAGCTATGAATCAAGGCATCCAAGTTGAGGTCGCGCATACAAGTTATTTGCTTGATACAGCAGTTCCAGCGCATGAAAAACTTTATGGCTATCATAGACTTGATGATCCCTTGGTTGTTATTACAGATGAAAATGGAATATTAATTGCTAAAAAAAGAAGTCAAATTCAGCAATTTAAACAAGAGCAAGAACCTGTTTTAATTGATAAACATGACAGCCACCTTAAGAAAAATAAAGTAGGAGAGCCTAACAAATGGTAATGAGTTATAAAGCTGGTCCAGAGCTAGGAGTGATAGAAGTTCATACAACAGATGAAGGAGGACACTCTACTGAGTTTTGGGCAAAGCGTTGTATAGAAAAAATGATTCATGTTAGTGATGATGCGCCTGAAGAAATAAAAAAACAGGTGCAGACCTACAAAGACAATATAGAAAAACTTATTGAACTATATATGCAAAATGCTATAAAATCT